GATAACCGTGATGTGAAGCACCTGTTGGATGGTCGCAAAATTAAGTACATCAACGACATTCAAGCAGAAGGTATTGGCTTTGCTATGCGTGAACTGACCGATAAGTACCTTGGTAGGGTTGTTAATGAGACATCCGCTCGTGCCATGGATACTGTTGGTCGCGAAATTTCTGACATTGCTGAGGGTTATAAGGCATTCCCAGAGAGTGCTGACTTTGATCGTGTTACTGAGATGATTGGTGACCGTCTTGCATTCCTCATGGAGGAGTACGCACTGAATAAGTACGTCGCAGGTTGGGCACTTAGGAACCAAGATCGTTGGAAGAAGTTCCTGGAGAAGGCACCGGATAAGGAATCAGCCCTTCGTGAAATTACTAACGAGTTTGACCTCAAGGCACAGGAGAAACACGCTCAATCCCAAGGTTATCGGGATATGATCCGTAGGATTGCTACGGAACGTCCTGATGCAGCACAGCCCCTGATTGATGCATTTGCATTGTCTAAGGGTGATGTTGATACGCTGGATAAGCTGATGAAGTGGGCAGCCAAACAAGTCAGCCCGATGGGTCTTATCTACAGTAGTGAGGGTGGTCTCAATGCATTCGCACAAGGTGCATGGGCAGTGCGCTATAACAACATGCTGTCGGGTATCTCAGCACTTAAGGCTATCACTGGCTCTACCATTAGCTTGAGCCTTCGTACCAGCAATGCCTTCCTTGGTACTGGTATTGGTATGCTCATGGGTAAGAACACACCAGAGGATCTCCGTAAGGCTACCTATGTTTACAGTTCCTTCTGGCAGGTAAACAAACGTGCTCTTAATGACTCCTGGGATACGTTTAAGCGTACCTGGAACAACGGTCGGTGGGGTAATGATAACAAGATGGACTTCCGTGAACTAGCTCGTGAAGACCTTGTTACCGACTACAACCCGAACCTGTGGGATACCCTGGCTGATATGGAAGCCGTGTGGGAAAAAGATGGTGACTGGGGTCGTCTATTCCAGTACAGGTCTGCTCGGTTCCTGTATGACCTTGGTAACTGGCGTTGGACTAAGTATGGTCAGAACGCTATGATCGCCACTGATGCCTACACACAGACCACTGTAGCTTCTCAGTTAGCTCGCTTCAGGGCATGGGATGAAGTATTCAGTATTGGGTATAAGGGTAGCGAGTTAGCTCAACAGTTGGCTAAGGCTGAGAAGCTTGCCTACGATGAAGCCTTTGATGCTGCTGGTAACCTGACTGATGCTGCTGCCAAGAATGCATCTGGTGAGATTGCTCTTAACTTGGATGATGAAGCTGCTACGTGGTTGACTCGTGGTATCAATAAACTGCCAATCCTTAAGTCCTTCTTTGCCTTCCCTAAGACTGGTGTTAATGCTGTGAAGTATGCCATGTCGTACACTCCCATTGCCACACTGCCTGGTATGAATCGGTACTCCAAAGTACTATGGGCTGGTGATGATATGGATAAGATCAAGGAAGCATTGATGGAGCATAACATCTCCTATGATGCTGTACCCAACGGGATGGCTATTTTTAAGGGACTTGAGGCTGAGTACCGTGGTCGTGTTGCCTTTGGTGCATTGACTGCATCATCGTTGATGGGCCATGCTCTTGCTGGTAACATTCGTGGTAACGGTCCTGTTAATGCTGGTGAACGTAAGAAGCTTCGGGATAACTTCAATTGGCAACCAAAGACCATCAATATTGGTGGCAAATGGGTTAATTATTCTGGCTATGAACCCCTTGATACTATCCTTACACTTGTCGGGGACCTGGCTTATTACTCACGAGATATCGGCTCTACCTTGACTGAGGACTTTATTGATAAACTTGCTTGGACTATCTCTGCTACATTTGTCAATAAGACCTGGACTGCTGGTCTAGAGCCTGTTGTTTCTGTTGCTAACGGTGACGAGACAGCTATTAACCGTTTCCTTGCTAATGAAGTACGTTCAGCTATCCCTATGTCTGGTGCTCTTGGCGTTGTCTCTAACGCTATTACAAGCTCTCAGAAGGATATCTACAACGACTTTATTGGGTATGTCAAGAATAAAGTTCCTGGCTTCTCTAGTCAGCTTCCAGAACAGATTGATATCTACACGGGTAAGCCGTTGAACGATATTGATAACCCAGTTCTTAGGGCATTGAATGCAGTTAATCCAGTTAAGATCAGTGAAGGTACTGAACCTTGGCGTCAATGGCTTATTGATAGCGGGTGGGATGGTATCCAGATGATCCGTAAGGATAGCACTGGTAATCACGAGTACACACCACAGGAACGTGAAACGCTGTATAAGTATATCGGTGAACAGCAGATCTGGAAAGAGTTTGATAGACTCAGCAAGAATAAAAAGTACAACGATCAACTAGATCGTATTCGTGCTATGCGTGTTCAAGGTCGCACTTCTGAAGAGATCAATGCAACAGCAAGTGAAGTGTACTCGGTGTTGAATAAAATTGTTACTGATGCACAGAAGATTGCTGAAGCTCGTATTCAAAAAGATAATGCACCAATGTGGCGTTCTATTCAAGAGTCTCTTTATAACAAGAATCTAATGGGTCAAGGCCGTATTGATGACGCTGCACGGGCTGCCGATCGTCGTAAGGCAGAGGTTGAGAAATTAACTCAAATGTACCGATAACTTAAATGGCAATTACACAAAACACGTTCAATGGTAATGGATCCAATTTGGGTCCATTTACCTTTACTTTCAAATGGATCCAAACTGCTGATATTAAGGTTACTGTTGGTGGTGTGCTGAAAACAGCTGGTACACATTACAACCTGCAGAACCTTAATTATACTACTAAAACAGGTGGAGAGATCCTGTTTACTGCTGGCAATGCACCGTCTGCTGGCACTAATAACGTTCGTGTCTATCGAGATACTAGTAACGATACTCTGTCTTCTACGTTTAGTTCTGGATCAGCTATTAGGGCTTCTGACCTTAATACCAACTTTACTCAGACGCTACATGCTGTTCAGGAGATTGATAACAACGCTGTTCAAACTGACGGCAACCAAACCATGGTCGGTAATCTGGACATGGGTGGTTTCCAGATTGATAACCTGGCTGCACCAACATCTGACACGGATGCCGTCAATAGGGCATATGTCAATGCTGTCGTAGCCAACGGTATTGGAGATGGAGATAAGGGCGATGTCGTTGTTTCGGGTTCTGGCTCCATATTTACTATTGATTCTGGAGCTATCACAGATTCTAAAGTAAACGCTAATGCATCAATTGTTTCGTCCAAGCTTGGCTTTACTCAGGCGGGTATTGGTGCTGTGCAGCGCACCGTTGAATCAAAGCTGCAAGATGTGGTTAGTGTTAAAGATTTTGGAGCGGTTGGAGATGGGGTGGCGGATGATACAAACGCCTTTCAACTTGCAGCTAATAAAGCCAATGGTGGGCTTGTCTATGTACCACCTGGAACCTACAACATCGCTTCAGCAGTAACATCCTCTAGCCAATTTTTCCTAGAGCCAACTGCGGTAATTCCTGATCAATACAGGATTTCTGCCAAACTTGTTGATGCTGCAGACCGCGACTACGAAGCAATGATGGGGATGGGGTATTTCAATATCTGGCTTACAGGAAATAGCTTTAGCACTCCTGCTTCTGGGTCATTCATTGCTACGCTCTGGCGCTTGTTCTATGATGGAACTGCTGGAACCTTTGTGGTGGATCAGGCGGGGGGTCCCTTTTCAGTCGGCGCAACCAATGGCCTTCGGTGGAACCAAACTGTCGCCGGCTCTGGTGGCACTTTTCGCACTATTGAATACAGGGTCGAAGACGGTACCGTTTTTAATAACGGCAAGGCCACCCTCTCTTTTTTCCTAACGGCAGGCACTGGTTCGTTCCCCGTCACCGCTGAAGTCGTCCAGTTTTTTGGATCAGGAGGGTCGCCTAGTGCTGATGTCGTGTGCGGTTCGCAAACGTTCACGGCCACGACAACCGCAACAAGGTTTTCTCTAACGGTTGACATGCCCTCTACTGCCAGCAAACACTTCTGCATTTA